TAATATATGGCAAACAAAACTGTAAAACTATCCGATTTAACGCCAGATGATAAGAACTTCAATAAAGGTTCAGAGTTTGGTGCCTCACTAATCGAAAAATCATTTAGAAAGTTTGGAGCAGGTCGCTCCATTCTAATTGACAAGAATAACCGAATCATAGCAGGCAATAAATCATTCGAAAACGCCATGTCAATTGGGATTGAAGATGTGCAAATTGTTGAAAGTGATGGTACTAAGATTATAGCTGTCAAACGTACAGACATAGATTTAGACACGCCACAAGGTCGAGAAATGGCACTTGCTGACAATGCTTCCGCAAAGGCAAATATCGTTTTTGATGCTGAGGTTGTAGAAGCGGAACTAGGGGAGGCTATTTGTACTGAATGGGGAGTTGAACTTTCAGAGGAAGCTCCAGAAGCTGAAGAAGACGATTTTGATGTCCCAGAAGGAGGAATTGAAACCGATATTGTTTTAGGTGATTTGTTTGAAATAGGGCGGCACAGATTGCTTTGTGGGGATAGTACCCAAACGGACACTTTTAGCCGATTGTTGGGGCAGGAAATGGCAGAGTTAGTAGTAACTGACCCTCCATATAATGTAGATTATACAGGGAAAACAAAAGATGCCTTAAAAATTGGAAATGATAAAATGAGTCATGAAGATTTTTATCAATTCCTATATGATTTTTATACAGCATTAGGGGCATATACTAAAGCAGGGGGTGCATGGTATGTATGGCAACCGGATAAACAGGCGCATAGGTTTATAAAGGCTTTTGAAGATAGCGGTTATAAGTATAGCGGTTTATTGGTTTGGGTTAAAGATAGTATGGTTATGAGTAGGGGCGACTACCATGCGAAACATGAGACTTGTATTTACGGATGGAAAGAAGGTGCGGCTCATGGTTGGTATTCGGACAGAAAGCAAACCACAGTTTTGAACTTTGAAAGACCACAAAGAAATGCAGAACACCCCACAATGAAGCCAATACCATTAATCGCTTATCAAATTGGCAACAGTAGCAAAGCCGATGATATTGTTTGCGATGGATTTGGAGGAAGCGGAACGACAATGGTAGCGTGTCACCAAATGAACAGAAGGGGTAGATTGGTAGAGTTTGACCCTAAATATTGTCAAGTGATAATCGACCGAATGTTGAAGCTCGATCCTACTATTGAAATAAAGAAAAACGGGGAGCCTTACAAACTGAAAGAAGATGCCTAAACCTTCAAAAACATAAAAAGTAAAGTAATGTGCAAGAAACATGGAAAATCAATATCTGAGTACATAAATAGGAAAATGAGGTATGCTTAAAGTAAACAAACAAGTACTTATTGATTTTATTATTTCGTGCCTTGAGAAAGGCGATAAGAGAAGTGCTATATTGGCAAAGGTTGGCGAGGAGTGGCAAGAAAAAGTTTCAGAGCGAACATTTGACCGGGCGCTGAAAACTGCCAATGAACAGCAAAAGGAAAGGCTGGAAAAGGCCAGGAAGGCAGCAGACGCAGCTTATATCGAAAACAATGTAAATGCCGTAAAAACGGTCTTAAAATCGAAAATAGAGAAACAGGCTGAATTACAGAATGAAATTAACCTGATTGATAAACAGATAAACGGTGAGGTAGAGTTCACCTTCGTAGTTGGCAACAAGGTTAACAAAAGTCATAATGGTGATGTTTTTATGCTACCCGTTCAGATACAGAACGAATTAAGAGCAAGGAAGCTGCAATATTATGCCGAACTAAACAAGATGAACGGGGACTACGCCCCCACAAAAGTAGCAAATACCGACAAAGATGGCAACGATGTGAAGCAGGTAATAATTATCGGAGGCAAGGAAGTACAATTCTAAGCATTGATGAAAACAAACATAATTAAACCCAAAAAAGTATTATTCGCACCTTTCCCGAAACAACAAGAGTTTCTGGATGCCGCATTCAGTGGAGATTACAGCTTCATTGTCTTCGGTGGTGCGATACGAAGGCGGTGGGAAGACATTTTCCCTCCTTGCACTCTTTCTACTCCTTAGCCGCTTCTTTCCCGGCTCTCGTTGGGCAATCGTTCGTAAAGATTTACCTACGATCAAAAAAAACCTGCTCCCATCGTGGAACAAGATCAAGCCAACATCATTCATAAAATCTCACAACAACGACACGCATACCGTTACTTTCAAAAATGACAGTCAAATAATATTCTGGCCGGAAAGTTTTTCGACAGACAAAGACCACGACAGATGGAAAGGGCTTGAAGTGAACGGCTTTGGGTTTGAAGAAATAAACGAGTGTCAACAAAGCACCTTGTTTAAAGCATTTGAACGGTCAGGCTCATACGTTATACCTAATCAATTAGGTATCGATGGCAACTATCATGCATCGTTACAACCAAAACCTATTGTAGTAGCGACCTGCAACCCTACGCAGGGATGGTTGAAGAATTTAGTTTATACCCCTTTTATGGAGGGAACATTAAAGAAGCGATGGCACTACATACAGAGCAGGATTTACGATAACATACCATTATTAACAGCGCAGCCGGATTATTTGCCAAACTTATTAGAAAACTTAAACCGCTACGAGATAGAGGTATTTGTAGAAGGCCGGTGGGATGTGGCTTTACAAACAGGTGGTGAGTTTCTGCGTAGCCTTGACCTGGTTAAGCACACAAAGCCAGTAGAGATTGACCTAAGCACAATAATACACGTATCTATTGACAGTAATGTTTACCCTCACATAGCAGCAACGGTATGGCAGTTGATTAAAAACGGTACTGGATGGATAATAAGGCAAGTAGGCGAAGTACCGGCAGCAGACCCCGACAATACAGCAAGCCGGGCAGGTAAGAAAATGTGTAGCTACCTGCGTAAGATAGATTATAAAGGGGCGGTGTATCTGTACGGCGATAGGTCAACTAAAAGCCGCAATAATATTGATGACGATAAGCGCTCGTTCTTCCAAATCTACAACGAGCAATTAATAAAATCAGGATTCAGAACCGAAGACAAGATGCCCTCGTCTATGCCATCCGTACCGAGCGTTGCCGATTTTGTAAACGCAATATTTGACGGGGATGTACCTGGCTTATCAATAGAAATCGGTGAGCATTGTAAGGAGTCAATCAATGATTACATCGAAACTAAGGTTGATAAGGACGGCACGATGTTGAAATCAAGAATAAACCATCCTACTATACCTAAGCTAACGTATGAAAAGAACGGGCATTTAACCGATACGCTAAAAGACTTCATTGTTCAGGCGTTCCCCGACGAATACAAATCCTATTTAAATTCTAAAACAAAATACATCCAATTCGGATACTTCAAATGATTAAACATTCAAAACAAACATTGGCTAAACTTGGTGAGGAAGTGCTTAGGCTTCATCCGAAGTTAGGTGAGAGTCTTATCGAAAGTATAAGTTTACAAACCCAGAACGAAACTTATTTAACGAAGGAGATACTGATCGCCGACTTAATTTTATATGCAAAATCGGTCGGATTAAATAAAGACGATCTGGTAGGTGTGATTTGCAAGTCAAGTCTTACCGAAAAAAGAAAAGTTTTCATCTGTATAATCTCTAAAGTTTACGGCAGAAAATGGTCGTTTAATCAAACACTTTCAAAAGTTGTAAAAATTTCACCGCAACTTATTTCAAAAATATTAAGTGAGGTAGAATTTAGATACAGAAAAGACGAAGATTTCAAAGATATGTGCAATAAAGGATTTGTCGCTTTGAATAAAAACATTAATTAAAAGTAGTCATGGATATTACTCAAATTGATTCGATTATTGCGAAAGGTGATATAGATGCGCTATTAAGCATAGCCACAGTGTTACAGGATAAGCCTAACCAAAAGGAGGCTGTAAAGCAGTACGACCCGGCCACCCACGACATCATGGACAAAGTAAAACGTCCTGATAAACTAATCAAGAATGACAAGGGTGAGACAGAGAAAATTGTATTGGTAGCACGCATCCCCCTTGCAGAGCAAAGGAGAATAGTAGATATAGCGGCATCTTTTTTAGGCATACCCGAATACGCAGCCACCCCGACAAATGAATTAGAGAAAAGAATGCATGAGGCGGTTATTGAGATAATGAACGATAATAAAATGGAATATCAGTTCCGGGAAATCGTTAAGCGCACCATGAGCGAGACCGAGTGTGCAGAACTTTGGTATGCAAAAGCTTTAGCACAGGGAGAGAAAACAAGTTACAGCGATAAGTATAAAATCAAACTACGGGTATTAGCATACGGGCTTAGCGATGAACTGTTCCCTATCATGGACAATTCAGGAGATTTAATTACGTTCATACGCAAGTACATCGTTAAAGAGATAGATGCAAGCGGTAATGTTACAGATGTTGAACACGTAGACGTTTACACAGCCGAAAATATTTACTACGCCACCAAAACAGAAAGCGGCTGGTCATTCAGGGCAACAGAATCAATTACTGAAAAATCAGGCGAAGTAGTTACCCGTAATTCATTACCTAACCCTTTCGGCAAAATACCTATTATCTACCATTCGCAAAAAGAACCGGAGTGGGCAGGATCACAAACATTAATCAACCGCCTTGAGGAAAAAGTAAGCAACCACGCAGACACAAACGATTACTTTGATAGCCCGATTGTAAAGGCGAAAGGTGAAGTATCTGGGTTTTCAAACAAAGCTGAATCCGGTAAAGTTTTAGAGATGGGCGAAAGTGCAGACGTAAGTTATCTTACATGGGATAGCCTGCCGGAATCAAAGAAAATGGAGCAAGAGAACCTGGTTAAGTTCATTAATCAATATTCGATGAGTACTGACATTTCGCTTGATTCATTAAAAGGGTTAGGCAGTTCATTATCCGGCGTTGCCCTTCGTACATTCTTCACACAGGCGCACTTAAAAGCAGCAGAGAATGAGGCTGTGTTTGGTATTGGCGTAACAAGGCGATTGAATTATCTAAAGCACGTTATTAGCATACTCGATCCTACTCTTGCGCCTGCGAAATCTCTCCAAATAAAGCCAGTCTTCACTTACTATCTTCCAAAGGATACAGAGGGTGAGCAGAAACTTCTTATAGATTCCTACAAAGCAGGTGTGCTTTCCATCGAATCCGTTTTGCAACAAAGCCCGATTGTTGAAGATTGGGAGAACGAATTAGCACGCCTGACAAAAAATAAAGGCACAGGTTTTAGTGAAAAATAGTAACAAATAGTTTCGTTTCTAAAATACGAAACACTTGCATAACTCGTAATCATTTCATAGGAAAGAATAATAGATAATTTTATATCGAAAAAGCTCTTTTAATTATGAAGGAAAAAATTATCGCAGCGATTAAGGAAAAATTTCCAGCTGTAAACCTATCCAAAAAAAGGTTAGATGCTATTGCAGCTACACTTGAGGATAAAGTAACGGATGAAACGCAAATCGATGTAAAGCTCGAGGAGTTCAACACTTACAACCCATTCACCGAAATAGCACGCAATGACGATGCTATGCGTAATATGGAAGCGAAGTTGAAATCAAAACAAGAGCCGCCACCAGCCACACCTCCAGCAGACTCACCTCCAGGCAATGATGAAAAGCTCGATATGCTAAAGCAGTTGAGCGAATCAATCAAAGCATTAACGGAGAAAGTTTCAGGATTTGAAGCAGAGAAGACTAAAGGTTCGATTCGTACTAAAGTTACAGATCAACTAAAAGACATCCCTGCAAGTTATTGGGGCAAACGTGCATTACCGGAAAAGGATGAGGACATTGAAACTTTTGTAGAAGATGTTAAAAACGATTTTACATCATTCACAAAAGAGATAACAGAGGCTGGTATAGCCTTACATCCATTACCCGGTAGTGGCTCCGGAAGAGGTAAGGGAGAGAAGGCAGCATCAAAAGAAGAAATTGATGCTGTCGTAAATGAAATAATGTAAAATTTTAAAAATGGCAGCTATCGTAAATCTCAATGATGATGTGACAGAAGTTGTTACCGGTAACGATTCTATCGTT